AGGGCAATGTTTAGCGCCTTTTCCTTTTCAGAGTCAAACTCGACAACGACGCAGTCTATTTCCTTCACACCATCAGCCAACAGTACCTTTAGCCTCTGGTGACCTCCGACGACGTTACCAGTTGTTTTATTCCAGATGATAGGCTCGACATAACCGAACTCTTTAATGGAACGTTTTAGCTTCTCATATTCAGCATCACCAGGCTTCAAATCCTTACGTGGATTGTAATCAGCGGGAATCAGCTTCTCAATTGGAATCTTCTCTATTAACATACCTATCCGCCTCCCTCCTTAGCTCATCGTACATATCAACATATTCCCAGGGAAAAAGGCATGAATTAAGATGTCCGTAAACTGCTGTATCTGCATAAATAGGCTTATAAAGCATCAACTTCTCGATAATGGCAGCAGGTCGGAGATCGAAAAGCTTTAGTACAATTTCACCAAGCTCTTCATCGGTAAGACTCGATGTTCCGAAAGAGCGCACATTGACGGCCACCGGATTTGCCTTGCCAATTACATAAGAAAGAGCGACCTCACAACTTTCTGCAAGACCGCTCGCAACAATGTTTTTTGCTATATATCTAGCCATGTAAGCACCACTTCGGTCTACTTTGGTTGGATCTTTGCCAGACAAGGCTCCACCCCCATGCAAAGCAAGTCCTCCATAAGTATCAACCATGATTTTCCTCCCGGTCAATCCTGTATCTGCATCTGGACCACCTTGCACAAATCTGCCAGAGGGATTAACAAAAATCTCTGTATCATCATCTACCGGGAAATCTTCAAAGCATGGCCAAATAACTTTAGTGATAATCTCATCCCGCAGCTGGCTTTGCGTCTTATCCGGCGTATGATGAACAGAAACCACAATTGTCTTAACCCTAAGTGGCTTATTGCCATTATACTCAACCGTAACCTGGGCCTTGCCATCGGGCAGAATCCCTTTGATAAGCCTTCCTTTCCGATATTGGTCAATACGCTTTACAATACGATGCGAAAGAACAAGCGGCAAGGGAAGCTTTTCCAAAGTTTCACTGGTGGCATAGCCATACATAGTACCCTGGTCACCTGCGCCCATGGAAGAATACGGATCACTGATACCACTTCTTCGTTCAAGTGCACAATCGACCCCGTCGGCAATATCCTTACTTTGTAGGTAGGTAAAAATGGACACCTTATAGCACCCAGGATCATAACCAACGCTACGCAGCACTTGCCTTACCACAGACTTAATGTCGATTTTCTCGCTACAGGTGATCTCGCCCGCCACGATTATTCTTCCCTTTGTTGCCAGTACTTCACACGCAACACGAGATGCCATATCTTTTCTTAGACAGGCATCCAGGACACTGTCGGCTATTAGATCACAGAGTTTGTCGGGATGACCCATACAAACACTTTCCGCAGTTAAGATCCTTTTACCCATGGCATTACCTTCCCTTTCTACCTGATAACAAGGCTTCCATAATGTCATCTTGTGGATTGCCAATGTATGCTGTGGTGCAGTTTTGCTTTACTATGTCAAAAATCTCATACCAGATGAGATTGGCCTGCTTTTGAAATGATTGGCTCATTTGCACAAACGGACTGGCAATTGCCCCACCAGTTGTGGGGTGCTTACCGAGAAAACCGTATGTGCTAATCGCTTCCTCGTACTGAATGTAACGGGCGAAGGACTGGGCATACGCCTCTACAAGCCTGGGGTTTACAAACTGCTCACAACCCCTTTCCTTCAGCCAGCGCCAAGTTTCCCGAAAAAGCTCATCTGCTCCAAGAGGTGAACCATCTCTTTGGCGGGCGCTTAAATAGGCACTTGGCTCGGGGATATCCTCACCCGTCAACTCTGCGGCACCTTCCAGATCATCCGCTTGCAGATCTGTTTCGGGTAAGAAATCTGGAACCTCAAGGACTTGGGCCGGTTTACCTTTAGCTATTTTTTCAGCGAGAGGTGCTGGTCTCTCCCCCGCTCTTGGCCTCCTCCCCCCTCTGTAAGTCCCGTCTCTAGCCATGGCATTTCACCCCCTGATATAAGATTTTTCTCACACAGCTTCTAGCTGGGGTTTAATCCCCTGTTTGAACTGCAGTTTTTGTGCGCGTGACCCCCCGCCCGGTCCCCGGGCCAAAGGCAACAGAGATCGATGCCCCCCTACCCCCTACGCCAGCGGCCACCTTCAAGTGCAGTGATCCGTGAGTGACAAGGCTTGCACAAGGCCATCAGATTATCCTCAGCATGAGTACCTCCTTGTGAGAGTGGTTTGATGTGGTGTACCTCTTGGGCAGGTGTTATTCTGTCGAGCTTCTCACACTGTTCACATAAAGGATGAGCAGCAATGTACCGATCGCGGATTCGCTTCCATCTTCTCCCGTAGCGCTTCCTCTTAGCAGGATCACGATCATATTTTTCATAGCGCCGAGTTTCCTGCTTGGCATGAGTTTCACAAAACCTACCGTCAACCAATTCAGGACAACCTGGGTGGGAGCAAGGTCGTCTTGGCTTCCAGGGCAAAGCATCACCTCCTTTTAGGCATCAAAAAAGCCCCCGCAGGGATTCCCTGTGAAGGCTTGCTGATATTCTGGCTTGCATTCCCCACCTTATAACTTCCGGTTAGTACGTCCGATCTTCAATTAGTGGACAACTGGTATGTCAACGAAACTTATGTTCGCCAACGTTTCGTAAGATACTCCATCTATCATCTTTACCGCTCCGGTAACCCTTGTGGGTTTCATAGTCGGCAAAGGATCAAAGGAAGCTACTCGGACGGGTCCAAAACTTTTCGCGGATAAATCGTCAAACATCATCACGTTTCTCAGGTTTATGCCATCTAAAGCGAATGTAGGTGTTAGAAAAGATATTTCACGTTCAGTCTTGTTGACCATCTCAAATACTAAGAAAGCTTCTACGCTTGGATAGATACTAGGTTCGCACCCCATAAAAGCGATCTTAATGTATTCATCTTCATATACCGGGACCCGAGCCACTGGGGTGGCTAGAAAATCCAGATCATGGCGTTCTCTGGTTACGAGGTAGCTTTTCGGTTCAAAAGTCCATCCAGAGGAAATTGGTGTTATAGTATAACTATCACGACCTTTTAACAGTTTAAACTCGCCAGTAGGCCCTGTTTCATCTGTGATCCCCGTAGACTCAACCAACACTACGATATTGCTAATAGGTTTGTTTGTCTCCTTCTCGTAAACACTACCAGAAATGTAGTAGTACTCATCATATCCTCCACCCACACATCCGGACAAAACCACAACAACCAAGAAAAGGATCGGTAACACTCTCTTCATACCTAAAACCTCCTTACTGTTATGGTTCCGCTTATTCCCTTTTGTTCCTGCCTGTTTCCTCTAGAGTCGTTCTTATTGGTATCATGAAAAGCCCCCGCAGGGATTTCCCTGTGAAGGCTTATAGTTGAGTGTACTCATCCACTTTAAGTGTACCAAGATTTCAGGGTGCAATCTAGTGACATTTAGTGACATGTTGGCGGAACTCTAATCTTTTTTAAGGCGGCATCATGTAGGCGATAGATGTGACGTATGTTGCAGCCCAAAGTGTCAGCTATTTCCTGCCACGTTCTAAAGTGAAGGTAGCGGGACTCCAGAACTAACCTGTACTCCAGCCGTTCCACTGCATTTACGGCAGTTAAAATATCACGTTTTAGATCTATTAACCTGTCAATATCCTTATCAATCTCCTCCTGAAGATCAACGATTTTAGCAATGATGTCAGCCATGCCCGAATTAGGTCGGCCTAACTGTCTAGGCATTCCGTTCAATGCAGAAGTAGCTTTCTGAGCTAAAGCGTTAAGTGACTCCAACTGCTCCAGCTTATTGTTGATGCGAACATCAAGACAACGGGCCTGTTTCAAATACTCTTTAGGAGTCATCCTGCCACCTCCGATTTAAGTCTTTCCATAAGCATAACGGGATCGATTTCGGTTAATGTTGCAAACCAGTCCGATCGGAAGAATCTCTCCACTTCCCTCTTATCCCTCAACGGGGTTCTGCTATATGGAGAACGCTCCAAGCGCTTTAGCGCATCGCGGTAATCTCTAACTGCTTGTAAAACAATTGCATTTGCAAGCTCCCGGTAAGCAAGTTCTGTAATTTCTAACACTCTTTAGCCACTTCTCTCTCAGATTGCGTGACCGTTTTTTGAAGGGAAGATGTGGCCTAGCCCGGAAAGACTAGGCACATCACTTTGTCCCCACGGGCTTCACACTAGCCCAGGAACTCGTTTTCAAGGACGACTCGGACCATGCGGTCGTCAACAAGGCTCTTAGACTTGGCAAAAGCATGGAGTAGACAGCTGGTGCAGAGATTGTTAATCTTCCTTGCGATTCCACCGCTGTACTCGTGAATCAAATACAATGCATCGTCTGTGAA